CAGAACCAATCGATAGCATTCCAAGACTTGCAATGTTCTTAGCAGTTATCAGACCCGGCAAAAGAAGTCTGATAGGTAAGACATGGAAAGAGGTGAGTGAAACTGTGTGGGTAGATAACAATACAGGATACACTTTTAAGAAATCACATGCGGTAGCATATGCACAGTTGGTTGTTGTGCATATGAATCTATTAGCAGAACAAAGTTTATTTGAGTAACAATGTCGCAGTATAAAGAATTAGTAGAAAGGCAACAATTATTATTGAAAGCAGAAGAATGGGCAAAGGGTGTAAAATTCATGTATGGATTTGACTCTAATAAAACCAGACATTGGTACGATGATAGAAAGCCAGAAGGAAACGTATTTGATATCATGTACAACGATCAGAGAATAGAAAGAACGTTATCGTCCGGAGAAGTTGTTTTAATTATAGGAAATCAATTATCAGGCGATGAATTAATACTATCATATCAGGAAGCAACACATGGATGAATTAAAACTTACTCTTGTACCAGAATCTGATCCGTTGCTAAAGCAACCAACGGAGCCTTGGGATTTTAAATTAGACGGAGATCCAACCGAATTAGTAAAGGCTATGGCAAAGGTTATGATGAATCCCACTCACCCCGGAATAGGTTTGTCAGCAAATCAAGTTGGAGTAGGAAAAAGTATTCTGATCATGGGTACATCTGATTACTTAGTTACATGTATCAATCCAACTGTAGACGAGTTAGTAGGTGAGAAAGAATTATACTTAGAAGGGTGTCTTAGTTTCCCTGAACTATGGTTGCAAATCAAACGTCATCCAGAATGCATAGTTACATACCAAACTTTAGAAGGTGAAGTTGTAGAGAAAAAACATCTTAAAGGTATTGAAGCAAGAGTGTTCTTACATGAATTTGATCATCTACTAGGTGTTACTTTTGATGAAAGAATTCAAAGTAAACTAAGTTTAGAACTGGCTAGAAAACGTAGAGCAAAGAAATTAAGACTCAAAGAAAAAATGATCAACCGTCTTAAAAGGTCCGTTTCACCAAAGTAATCGTTTTACGTTTTACTCTTTTTCTCTGAAAATCACTCATACTGACGATAGGTCCGTGTAGCAGAGTCACTGACTTATTATTGAATGTTTTAAGATACGGTTTGAACAATTTCCAATCTTCTTTTAGAAACAAGTGTATTGGTATTTGACGATTACTTTCCCACCACCAAACATCTCCTAATTCTAAGAATTTTACTTTTAATTCTGATTCTACTATCGAACCATAATCATAGATAGTGGTCACTATATTATCTCGGTTCTGGACTATACCAACATAATCTTGACCGGCATATTGAAGCACTGATATAAAAGGATGGGTATCAGTAAGTTTTTGGAAATAATCGACTGGTTTCTTTTCGTAAGTCATCGTTAAGTGTATTTAATCCGGTATTTAATTTGGCTTAATTATTTTTTCCAAAAACACTTCAGATAAATACTCGTATTAGGAGTTAAAAATTTGTGTCTTACACTACATCAGTTTATACATATACAGTCAGACAAATCGTTGTTGTGTTGGGCGCCAACAGTTTTAATGCGCCAGACGGATCAAGCCCGAGGAAATTTATGCCACAGTATTCAAAAACATTAACACTCAATAAAGGAGTTGACAACAAATTACAATTTCAGTTCTTAAACCAAGAACAGAAACCTGTTGACTTTAGTAGCCTTACTGGCCAAATATCTTTTAGAGTTTTGAATTCTGACGGGACTTCGGTCCTTTTCAGAAAAGCACTTGATCCTATTTTATTAGCAACTGGAATTTTTGAACTTAACACGACTGCGGCAGAAATCGAAAATATCATACCACAGAAGTGTTATTATTCTTTAGAGTATCCAAGCGGCAACCAAAATTTACCAGTTTTTGTAGATGCTAAAGCAGGAGCACGTGGCGATCTTAATATCGTTGATTCAGTATTGCCATCGTTTGTGCCATCACAAGATGTTACAATACCAACCGATCAGCATTTTCCTGGTGCTAACGCAAATGCAAACTCTGATGCAGTCACATATTTCTCAAGTGTCATTCAAACACAAGATAATCCAGTATTAACTATCCAAACTCAATACTCAGATTATGTGGGTAATGTTGTAATACAGGGTTCCACTTTAGTTGATTCTGCATACTATGATATAGTAACATATCAATACGGTAACGCAAATACAGGGGAAGTAGAATCAAACACTATTGGCTATACTATCGATGGTTATCATCCATTTATGAGGATGAAGTTTGAATCGAATGTGGGTAACATTGTCACTATTTTGGCAAGATAAGTTATCCAATCTTCTTGTTTTTTACTCTTTAATCACGTATAATTTTAAATATGTTTGATATACTCACGGTTATTCCGGGACAAAAGAAAACGACACAAAGCGGTTGGAACTCTTTCAACGCACCGTGTTGTCAAAACAATGGACATAATCCCGATAAAAGACAGCGGGGAGGTATCAAACTGGATGGAGACAATTGGTCTTATCATTGTTTCAACTGTGGTTTCAAATGTGGCTTCAAATTAGGAAGATCCATCAGTAGAAAATGTCGTTTGTTTCTACGCTGGTGCGGCATGGAAGAAGCAGACATCAATAAATGGTCGATGCATTCGATACAACATAAAGATTTATTAGAATCGATTTTAGTCAAAAAGAAACAAGACACACTTCCCAAATTCAAAGAAGTGTCTATGCCAGAAGGTGAGTTGATTTATGTGGGCAATCCTGATCATCAACCGTACATCAAATATCTTCAATCTAGGATGATATCATATAATGACTATCCTTTTTTGGTGACACCAAACGAATCTGGTAGGAACTCTCAACGTATTATCATACCTTACACTTACGAAAATAAAATCGTGGGACATACTAGTAGATACATTGATGATAGAAAACCTAAATTTATAAATCAACAACAAAAAGGTTATGTGTTTGGTTGCGATCTGCAAAGGCCTGAATGGACTATATGTTTAGTGTTTGAAGGCATCTTTGATGCTATTGCATTGAATGGTTTAGCACTTACTCACAACGACATCAATGACGAGCAAGTAGCGGTTATCAGAAATTTGGGTAAACGTGTTATTGTAGTCCCTGACCAAGATAAAGCAGGCTTAGAGATATGTGATAAAGCATTAGAATTAGGTTTTGAAGTATCTTTACCCAATTGGAGTGACGATGTAAAAGACGGTAATGATGCTGTAATAAAATATGGACGATTGCCAACTCTAATAAGTATAATAGAGTCCGCAACTAACAGTAAAATAAAAGTAGAATTAATGAGGAATAAAATTGCTAAAAGAATTTAACGCAGATGTACAAGAATTATTCTTGCGGATGATGACAACAAACGCAGAATTGTTTGTTAGGATTTCAAACATTTTTAATCCGGAAAATTTTGATCGGGCTCTTAGACCTGTAGCGGTCTTTATGAAAGAGCATTCATCAAAATATAAGATATTACCAGATACAGAGCAAATCAAAGCCACAACAGGTGTGACAATACAGACTGTACCTGATTTAGATGAAGGTCATTATGAATGGTTTATGACTGAATTTGAATCGTTTACACGTAGACAAGAATTAGAACGTGCAATTATGAAATCTGTTGACTTGTTAGAGAAAGGTGATTACGATCCAGTAGAAAAACTAATCAAAGACGCAGTACAAATCTCATTATTAAGGGATATGGGTATCGACTATTTTGAAGATCCAAGGGCTCGTTTGATGCATCTTAAAACAAGCAACGGTCAAAACTCAACAGGTTGGCCCACACTAGATCAAAAACTCTATGGGGGTTTCAATAAAGGAGAACTGCAAATCTTTGCAGGGGGTTCGGGTTCAGGTAAATCGTTGTTCATGCAGAATCTATCTGTGAACTGGATACTACAGGGCATGTCAGGCGTTTATATCACACTTGAATTGAGTGAAGAACTATCAGCCATGCGTATCGATTCAATGTTGACTGACACTAAAGCAAAAGAAGTGTTTAAAGACTTAGATAACGTTGAAATGAAAGTTAAGATGAAGCAGAAGGCGTCTGGTAAGTTCAGAATTAAATATATGCCAGCACAAAGCAACGTTAATGATCTTAGATCATACATTAAAGAATTACAAATACAAACAGGTATGAAGATTGACTTTATGTGTGTTGACTATTTGGATTTATTGATGCCAGTGAGTGCAAAAGTAAGTCCTAGTGACTTGTTTGTTAAAGACAAATACGTATCCGAAGAATTGCGTAACTTAGCAAAAGAGTTTGATTTGATATTTGTTACAGCCTCACAGTTAAACAGAAGTGCAGTAGAAGAAATCGAATTTGATCACAGTCACATTTCAGGTGGTATCTCAAAAATCAACACAGCAGATAACGTGTTTGGTATCTTTACATCACGTAGCATGAGAGAACGTGGTCAGTATCAGATTCAATTGATGAAAACACGTAGTAGTTCTGGCGTAGGACAGAAAGTAGAACTAGCATTTGACGTTGAAACACTTAGGATCACAGATCCCGGTACACAATCAATGTCAACCAATACAAGCAATGTTGCATCGGCACAATCTATCATGGATAAGTTTAAAACAACTTCTACACTGGGTCAGACAAATCAAATAGTTAATGAACAATTAGATGAAGCAGAGAAAAAAGCAACAGGAGATGTGCAAAGTACTAAATTAAAGTCATTGCTTAACACATTAAAACATAACTAGTTTGGCGTACCTAGACTAAATACTACAAGAACATTACATGATATTGGTAAATTTATGCAAAAAAGAACTAGAAGTCTATTAGAAGAATTAGAGTCTATTGGCGCCAATAGGGACGTTCCACAATTAGTAGAATCCCGAGGCAATAATATTATAACCAGTGCTTTAAATCTTATTGAATATATAGAACGCAATTATAGTTCAGAGCAAGCCGAACTGTTGGAAAAGAAATTATTAAGTGCCATAAGAGGCAGAGACAGTAGCAGATTTACTAAGACACTAAAAAGATTGTAGGATTGCATAAATGCAAATAAGAG